ATGTTTCAAATAATACAAAAGATAGAAACAATAGGCGTTAAAGGTTTTCTCTTTATATGCTAGATTTTTATAGAGGAATCCTGACAATGCGGCAGCCTTCCATCCCGCTAATAGACTGGTTATTAGTTTATTCATAATTAAATTTTAAAAAATTGTAACAGAAAAATATCTTAAAATCTAGCTTTTCTTCGAAAATATTTAGATAAAAATAAGCTGAAATCATGTGGTAGAGCATCTGACTTGTAATCAGGCGGTCGTGGGTTCGAATCCTATCCCCAGCACCACTCGTTATTTTATACTATTATTTGGAACCTAAATCTTAATTTAAGTTTATTTTTCTTTTTGTTTGCAGTTCTATTATCTTTATTAAATTATGCATTTAAATTAAAAAGGTTAAGATGTAAAAAAAATGGCCAGTTTCATTTTAGATTATAAAATTATTTCTGGTGAAACTATTTAATGTATTATGCTAGACAAGTTAGAACAAGTAGATATAAAAGATAGATACAAAAGAATTGGTCAGCAACAGCAGCAGCAAGTACTTAAGCACATCGAAAATACTGGCTTAAAATGCGGTTTATGCTCTAGTCAGAATTTTGAAGTTATAGATCATATTTTTGACATCGAACCTGGTACGAATGGGGATAAATTTATAGTTGGCGGACAAAGATTGCTTTTCCCGCATGTAATGATAATTTGCACTAAATGCATGACGGTATATCATCTTAATGCTAATGGGCTTGGAGTAAAACCAATATCAGTCGAGGGCGGTAAAAATGACCAAAGCTAGTGATCTATTTAATACCAAGAATAACTCTAAGGTCTCAAGCTATTACAATCAAGTTAACTTAGAAACAGAGGTAACTGTTTTTAATATGAACTTTAAAGAATTAGAAAATATAAGAAATAATATTCAGCAAATTGATACGAGTGTAACACAATTAAATAGAATCGATACGGTTAAGATTTTTGATTTAACTAATCCCGAACCTTATTTTATGCTTGGGTTGTCGTTATTCATCCAGGCTTTCATGGTTGATGATATTAACATGAAAAACATATACCTTAGTTTTGGAGGATTGTTTATTTCTATTGCTTTTATTTTAATTTCGTTAAGGATGAAAAATTATAAAAACGACAACTTGGAGCTTGACAGTATTAAAAGAGATTTACATAGTAATGCTAAATGTGCCATACAGAGCATAAATTCAGTTCAGTCTTCAATTGTTCGCAACACTACTACAAAGCCGTAAAAGTTTAAGTCACTAAATCAAACCATACACTAAATGTATGGAGCTAGATATCATGGATATGATAACTGAAGCAAGCGGATTCACTCTTGCTTTAATAATGTTTATCTACAATCAAAGATCTTCGGATCGTCGGGATGATAAATTTCATGAGCGAATCAAAGCAGATCAGGCTTATAACTTACAACTTGCTCAAACATACAATAAATCATTTGAAACGTGCATTCTGAGCATCGCTAACGATTCCAAAGGTTTTCACCAACTTGCTGTACAAGCGCTTAATCAGTCAGTCGATAAGTTTGAATTAGTCAATAAGTCAAACTTGGAAAATAGTGCTGAAATTTTTGTGAGCTTAAAAGAAATAAAAGAAGATATAAATGCCATCAAAAAGAAAATTAACTAGCGAAACAAACGAATTTTTGAAAGATAATTCTTGCTTGAATGCTTCAGAATTTATAGCTAAATATATTAAATTTATAGCTCCTCACGTAGCAAATCATTTGGATAGTTACAAAGATCTTGATCTTTTGAATACAAAGACTAAAAATCAATCTAGGATAATTACGCTGTTAACAATAGTAGTACTTTTGATTTGTTTCATTCAAATCGGCAGAAAAGAGATTATAAATTCTTTAAGATTCAATCAAGCCGTTATCAAAGCTCGACAAGAGGATTTCAGAGACACTCAAGTATTAAAAGGGGTCATCAAGCAGTGAGTGTGATTTATCCCCAAAAAGAATTTAGAGATTTACTGGAATTCACGGCTCAGTCTACGGGCTTATCAGAAATTTTTACGTTGCCAGCAGCTTCAGAAGTTTACGCAATTATTCTAAACGGTACAGTTTTATCAAGTAGCGAATACAGCCAAGTTGACGTGAATTTAACTGTAACGCCATTAGCTGAAATCGTGACTGGCGACAAGATAGGAGTCATACAAAGAAATGTTTAGAAAATTTCTAATAATTTTATCGATAGCAAGTGGTTTAGGGGCTCAAGCTAGAATTAGAAAGGGGCAACTTTCAACAGGTGTTCAAACCTCGCTTGATAAAGCCGATACAGCTATTCAAAGTATTACCGATGGTATATTACCATCTTTTGTGACAAGAGATGCTGAGCTTGAAAGCGTTAGGTTAAGTTTGCAGTCAAGTGTCGACTCGATAAATTTAAGATTAACGAGTGATGATTTAACGTTAGATGAGCTGCAAGAAATAGTTAATTTCATAAAGCAAAATAAAGCGCTAATTCAAGCCCTGAATATTTCGGGGGTAAGCGGCTTGCAAGCTGCTTTAGATCTCAAAACCAATGATTCAGAGCTTGCAACGGTTGCTAAATCTGGCTTATTCACTGACTTAAACGGGCAAATAGCTTCATCTCAAATAGCTTCAAACTCTGTAACAAACGGCAAAATACAAAGTGTCGACTTTACCAAGGTAACGGGTTTAAACAATGTACCAGATGGTGGTTTAACAGGGCAAGCTCTGGTTAAAGATTCAGTTACAGACGGTGATTATAGCTGGCAATCTATATCTAGTGGCGGTACCGTAGCACTAGAAAGATTTAAGGCTTTTGGCTCTGATAACACAACTTACACTAGTACGACAGCAGTTGTGTTAGATGGCTGGGCGAGTCCTTCGGTCACTAACGGCATTTATAGCTGGAATGCTTCGACTGGAGTTTTAACATTTAATCAGAATGGTGACTATTTAATTCTAGCGACGATTACAACTATCGATGACGCGAGGAACTCAACTAAATTGCAGCTTCAAAGAGACTCTGGCAGTGGGTTTAACTCTATCGGCGAATTCAATGTTTATCACGCAGATGGTACTACAGGCGCAGAAAGTAGCGGTACTCTCAATGAAGCTTTTAGTTTCAATAGCGGCGATAAAATTAGGCTAACAGCGTCCCTGAATAAACCCAATGCTGGCGAAACTTGTACAGTTCAAGGATTATTAAGTTCTCTTCAAGTTATCTCTCTGAAAGGCATAAAGGGTGATAAAGGTGACACTGGGGATCAAGGGGCGCAAGGCATTCAGGGGATCCAAGGCGAAACAGGAGCTCAAGGAACACAAGGTATTCAGGGCATACCTGGAAACGATGGTCAAGATGGTGCAGATGGTTTAGGTGTGCCAACTGGAGGTGCATCTGGACAAGTTTTAGCTAAAGCTAGCAACGCTGACAACGATACTGAGTGGGTTAATGCGGCTTCAGGTACTGGAAGCGGTGAGCTAATTGACGATACTTCACCACAGTTGGGTGGAAATCTAGATACGCTCGGTAGGTCAATAACTACAAGTACTGGCAACTTAGTGTTAGACGGGGATATCGTAATTAATGGAGCTTCAAAATTAAGAGCATTTAATATAAAAGGTGCCGGGATTAATGGAAGACTTAGTATACAAGGCAATGCAGGTGATAATCCAGGTATCGAACTAACTACAAATGGTAACAGTTCTAGAGCCTTAGTTAGACTGAATGAAGTCGGTACAAATGGAGTCGAGCTTGAGGTCTTCACTGAGCCAGATGGGGGTTCTATTCAACAAGCACTAAAAATATCAGACGGCGGCTCAGTCAATATGCTTAATCACCAAGTTAGAAATGTCGCGGATCCTACTTTAGATCAAGATGCAGCTACAAAAGCTTATGTCGACGCAAATGCTGGTGGCACACAGCAATACAGCCTCACGATGCCAAGTTTTAATTTTAATCCTAGTGGGACATGGTTTAGGGCTAATGAAGAACTCGTACCAGCCATTATAGTTAATCAATTTGGTAATATTTATTTTTGTAAATTAGAGTCTGAATTACCAGCCAGCATAAATATATATACAGCTGACTACAAAAATTTAAACCTCTTAAAACCGCATAAAGAGAACTTTACTATAAAAAAGATTAGCTTAGCGCTTAATTTTACTTACACTGTGCCAGCAGTGAGTTCTGGTCAAACCTACAACAACGATTTTACTTATGTTAAAAACTTCAAACTTTATAAACTTCGTAAGTCTTCAGGTTTCAACTTTGACGTGACTGAAATTTATTCAAATCAAATAATCTCTAGCAGTGTAACACAAACTGGAACTACTTTTGGATACCCGACCAATAATTTTGATTTCGATGTTGATATAAACGTAACCGATTGCGATATGCTCTTAATGTCTATTGCAAATGATAATCAAGAAGACATTTATATAGAGAATCCATCAGGAGGACAAAGATCTGTCACGACTAAATTTACTTTCAACGGCGGGGTTTTAATTTATGAATAAGATTTTAGCTGTATTTCTTTTAATGCTATGCAAGAGCGTCAGTGCTCACGTCACTCACGACAATAGCTTATACGTCTGTGATAGTTTCACTTACGTCAGCGGTAAGCTAACTGAAGACTGTGACACTGTAGCTAAATGGAACAAAAAAACTGTAAACATAATTATAGACGATGATTTTATTTTAATCAAAAACGAGATTATTGAACAAATTAAGAAGCTAAACAGTTTGCAAAGTGACATAACGCTAACTTACAGTTTTCAAAACATTAAAACAGCTGGGATAATTAATAACACAAATGACATTAAATTGTTTCTAGCGGGCACGAACTTTCTTCTGACTCACAAAAAATTACATACAGCTGGCTTTGCTGCGCCTGTTACTGATACTAAGCACATAATTGGCTGCAACGCATTTGTCAATTCTAATAATATTGACCCTTTAAAAAGGCTTTCAACCTTTTTGCATGAGTTGGGTCACTGCTTGGGTTGGGCACATGATTTTGAAAAGTCAATTATGTACTGGCTTCTAGGTGATATTACTGAATTTACCCCAGATGACTTACATACGCATACGATGATTTATGATGCCCCAAACAAACTAAGAACTGTTACAGCAGAATTCATTTCAAGGGGCGAGCCAGTGGAAAACATTGAAGTTCATTTAATGTCTGAAGATGGAGCGTATCACGTCACCGAATTGGTGAGTAGCCCATATTTTGAGAAGAGAGGCTACATCGAATTCAAAAATGTCCCTGTTGGGAAATACTTTATAAGAGTTGTAATACCAGCTAATAGTAGCGTTCGCTATGAGCTTACTATGCGTAAACTGAAAAAAGATAAAAAAAGAAGCCCAAACAGGCACCTTGCTGTGCGCGGTAAGCGCAGAGAAGATAGCTTTATCGTGAACAAAAGAGATAGAAAATTTAAAATCTACATGAATATTTTTTAATGGGACAATATATATGGCTAACAAAATTACATTTGGCTTTAACAAGCTTAATCAAAATATTCAAGCAAAAATAATTAATCTTGATACTGGGATTCAAGCTGGATCCAATATCAATATGAATGAATTACAATTTGCTGATGAATCTAAATCTGGATTATACCAGTTTGTCATACCAGGCACTTTTATAAAAGCCCGATATCTAGCTAAATACTTCATATCGGGCGCTCAAGTCGGGCATTCTGAAACGATATTTTGGGATGGTGATAAAGTTGTTGATACTCTTGAAATAAACGATTTGCTAAAAACCAGAATGGCTTCTAGCTCATACTTGGCGCCCGACAACAGTAATATCTCTAAAATTGCAGCACTAATTGAGGATGATGGTACTGGTAAAGATAGATTTAAAGCCAAGGCTTTAGAGCAATCGCCGAGTGGTGGTGGCTCTGGATTGAGTGAAGCTACGTTTCATAACTACTTGCAGTCTTTTGCTGGCAAGGATGACTATAAAGCAGACAGTGTTAACCTCGGCGACATGCCAGCAGACGTAGCAGCAATTAAATCTAAAACGGACAACTTGCCTTCAGACCCTGCAAGTAATACTCAAGTTAATACTAGATTAGCTTCAGCTGATTACACAGCGCCTGATAACACAAAAATAAATAGTATTAAATTTAAAACAGATAATCTGCCAACTTCGCCTTCAGCTGTATCAGACATACCAAGTTTATCTGAAATTGCCGGTGAAATTTGGAGTAGCGCAACAAGAACACTAACAGATAAATCTAACTTCGAATTAAGCTCAAGTCAAGTTCAATCTTTAGCAGTTGCTATCGAGGCGGCTTTGCTAAATGAAGGTGACAGCCAGCAGCTACTTGATGCAATCTCTCAAAAAATTAATCAAGATTTTGATTTACCTGCTGTTGAAGTCGAAATTATAGCAAGTGCAGTAAAAGCTAAATTTAATTCAGAGTCATCAGATATTGCTGATATAAAAACTAAGATTGATACAATTCCTTCAAATCCAGTTCTAGTAAATGATGCGAGATTAAATAATTTAGATACTACTATTTCAAGTAGGTCTAATTTCGATGCTTCTAGTGACATTGTAGAAGCCAATATAAAGCAAGTAAATAACAATTCGGTCACTTCAGTAAGTGATTTTAAGGCTGATAGCGTTGACCTCGGCGACATGCCAGCAGACGTAGCAGCAATTAAATCTAAAACGGACAACTTGCCTGTAGACCCTGCTAGTAACACTCAAGTTAATAGTAGACTCGCTTCAGCTAGTTACATGGCGCCCGACAACACGAATATATTGGCTATCAAAAATTTATTAAGCTTCATAAATAGCTTGATGATCGGCACAAGCTACATAAACACCAGTACGAATGAAATGATCCATTTAGATGAAAACGGCGATGTAATTTTAAAGCATAATTTAAAAGATGCTGCTGGTAATCTTAATTACGAACAAGTATTTAGTGTAGAAAAGGTAAGCCTATGATTTTATTTAAATTTTTTAAATTGGCTCAATCTTTGTTGCCTGGTCAAAATATCTTTTATAAGAAAGTAGCTAGAACCAAAAACGATATAAATTATTACAAAACACCATCTGGAGTGAAATATAAAACCAAATGATTAGACTATATGGCGATGTGACTGCGATTGAAATAGATATATCAGAGACTTTATCTAAGTATAATTTAGAGCCTGCTGACGTATCTAATATCTGCTATGTCGCAAAAAAAGATCTTATGCAAGCAGATGATAGCTCTGGTATTTTTAAAGTGCTTGACGTAGAGCAACCCTATCAAGAGCAGGCTATAGATTTTGATACTTCAAATCAAATGATAAAAATTCGATTTGATAAACCCGACTATGAAAAACTCAATCCAGGTGATTATTTTCATAAGATAGCTTTTAAATTTGCTAATTATGGTAATACCTGGATTGAAGAAAATATTTATTTGTCTGAAGCTGAGATGATAGATGAAAAACTAACTATTGTTCAAGATCTAATTAGAGAATAATTATATTTTTGCGTATTCGTAAATCTTCAGCTTTTTTTTTTTTTGCGATCCCGCCAATATAGTACTTTTTAACATCATTATTTTTTAGAGTGAAAAACATGAGGGTATCGTTAAATCTGTAAGCTTCTATTTCACCTTGCTTAAGCTTGACTTTACTAATTCTTTCAGTTTTAGATTTCGCTCTAATGCTGGAAACATAGGAGTCAAATTCGAACTTTGATATTTCTGATTGCTCGTCTAGCAAGTCCATCATTTCAAAACCCTCCTAATAATTCCATGTGATTAAATTACTAGTATGCCTCATGTCGCGATGAATAAAACCAGCAGCGCGGTTTATTGCTAACCCGCCGCCATGAAATATAGTTTTACAGAACTTGTAAACCTCTTCTAAGTCAACACCTTTGACATAAAAATCAGCTGCCTGTGCTTCGCAATGCTGACTGTTGCCGCTTCTACCCCTTGAGATATCCCAGGTTTTAGTCCTTAAGCCACATGTAACAATCACTGGCTTTTTAAAGTAATCTCTGACCACCTGAATTTGACTTAAAACAGCATGAGCATTACGAATGATTTCTTCGTCTGTTTTCTCCATGATCACTTGATCAAGTGATTCATAGCCGTAAAAAGCGTAGTCAAATTCAGATCTCTGTTCATGTTTGTAATCGCGCCAAAAATCAAAAATACCTTGATTCAATAACCTTAATTCAACTGGCATTTTATCGGGGTAAAGAAATTCTCTTAAGCTAAAATTATTTGTTATTTGCATTTTTCCTGCCTCTTAGTACCCGTCTAGCTTTGCAGTAGTTGCAGTAACCACTTTTATTTAGCTTCATTGGACAATTTTTTGTTTTGCACTTGTTCTTGTTTTCCATTTTTTATACCTTTTATTACTTTTAAGCTGATTCTGCCAGCTTCCCATGCCATATCAATGCCGAATCCAATGGGATACATGATATATTTACTAACTTTTCTAACTAGCGATTTTATTTTTTTCTTCAAAATTACCTCCTTTTTGCGAAACTAAAATTTTGTTATTCACGAAAAATTCGTTTGAATTAATCGAAAAAGCTACTAATGATTTTTTTGAAAAAACTGCCTCAATTTTTCCAAGCTTGCTTCTAAATTTTCTAACTGAATGAGAGCTTAATTTGTGAATCGACTTTTCAAAAGTCGACTTAAAAACCTGAGTTTGATTTTCTAGAATTTTAGTCATCCTGCGCCACCTGGTTTATGAAACTGACTGATTTTAAACTTAACTGTCTACAAATGTAAAGTAAGTCAACCTTTTTAACTAATTGAATGTTATTTAAAAAATAATAGATCCTCTTGTATATAGGAGTAAGCGAGTTTCTGTGAATGTTTAAAAGCTCTGAAGCTTGATTTAGCTTCATGCTTTTAATCGATTCTTCACTTGCATCAATACTACCCAAGAATAGAATATCTTGCATAATGCTACCTTTGATTTCACAATCTTTTAAATAGCTTGATACGGTGTCAACAAGTAACTCATCTAGAATCCAATCTAAGCCAGCTTTTAAAGTGTTTCGAGTTAGTAACACTTTTTCTTTTTTTAATTTCTTATAGCTGTTTATGTAGCACTCTGCAAAACTATCTACTAATGCTAGTGACTTTTCTTTAAAGCTCATAAACGCATCGATATTTTTAAGTTTTTGCTTTATTTTGTTTGCTTTGCTGTAAAGTGTTTCTAGCTTGTAACCCAGCTTTTTAGCAATTAGATAATTGGGTGTCGCGTAAAGCATATAAGCTATTCGAATTTCATCAAAGCTGAACTTTTTACCAGCGTATTTAAATTGTCTTCTACCGCTCAGCATGTGTATTAGCTTTAATTTCTCGCTTGCCATATATTTAATAATGCTGCTTAATATATGAGTGTGAGCACTCAAAGGTACTCAAGCAAACTCAGGTAAACTCAATTTGTATTTATTGAATTTTTATCGTTGGTAAAAATTTTGGAATTCTTGCATTAAACAGCAGTTCAGCTGTGCCAAGCGCGCCATCTCTATTTTTTCTAGTTATTAGATCAGCCATTCCTGCGCGATCAGATTCTGGGTTGTAATAATCATCTCTGTATAAAAATGATACCGTGTCACAATCCTGCTCTAAGTTTCCAGTTTCTCTTAAATCAGATAAAACAGGTCTTTTATCTGCTCGACTCTCAACATTCCTAGACAATTGAGCCAATCCAAGCACATGGCAATCTAAATCCTTAGCTAGCTTTTGAAGCTGCCTTGAAATTAGGCTTATCGTCACTCTCTGGTCTGGTTCTCGACCACTGTTATCTAGCTTGAGTAACTCCAGCTGCTGAACGTAATCAACTATAATTAAACCTACTTTCTTACCTGATTTATTTGACTTTATAGCCTGATCTTTAATGTAATTGACTGTCTGACTAGTCTTGTCATACATGGTCAGGTTCATTTCTCTAAGCTTCTCTTCATATGCAAACTTGATATTTGCTTTTTCGTCCATTTTAAGATCTCTAAGCTTTACTTTACGTGACGGTATTTGACTTGCCATGGCTGTTAATCTAGTCCATGTATCCTCTTTTGAAGACTCCGTTAAATGCAAATGCACGTGAGTGTCATTTAATGCTTGGACATTATAAGCGATTTGCAATCCCAGCGTAGATTTACCCATACTTGGTCTTGCGCCAATTAGAGAGTATTTGCCAGGCTGTAAGCCAAGAGTTATATTATCAAAATCTGCAAACCCTGTTTTAAAGCCGCACACTTCTTTAGGTTGTCCTTCTAAGATGTCATTTATAAAATCATCAGGATTAAATGGCTGCTCAGTCTCAAGCAACTTTCTATCGTCTCTAACTATTTCCATGCTTGATTCGATAAAATCAATAGCTGTATCTTTATCGAAAGAGTCTCCACAAGCATAATCACTTATGTTGTTTACAAGTTTGAATAGGTTGTATCTAATTTGCTTTTCTATAAATATATTTAAGTATTCATTGAAATTCCAACTGTTTATGCACAGCTCAGTTAAGCTCAATAAGTACGATCTGTATGAAGGGTTTAATAAATGAAATTTGTTGTTTCTTAGCCTGTTACTAACGGTTACTAAGTCAATTTCTATGTTGCTGTCATATAAAAATAATATGTTCTTATATATTTCTTGATCTTGAGAATTAAAAAATATAGGTTCGAAATTACGATCTTTTACTTTTTCAATTGCACTTTTACCAATTGCTAAAACGCAACCAAGAAAAACTTTTTCTATTTGAGCGTAATTGTATTGCTCTGCTGATCTGAATCTATCAAAAGTATCAGCTATATATTGATTAAATTTATCTTTCATCTTAAGCCTAGATTACTTTTTGGGTATCATCTTCATTAGATTTTGGTTCTTTAGCAATAGCCAAGCTAGTACCTTTGGCTTTTTTAATTTTCTTGCTATTAGATTTAAAATAGTAAAACTTTATGAATGTCACTGTTTTGCTGAAACGCTCAAAATTATATTCAAAGTGTTCACCTGTATAGAATTTAATCATAGTCGCTATTTTAGGTAAGAGATTTTTTTTAATGTAATCGAAATTACCGTAATCAAGGAGCTCTAAAAGCGATTTAGAGTCGATGCAAAATTTTTCTCTGAACTTATTTCTTAGTAAATAAAAAGCTATTTTGAAATCTAAACATGAATCTAGACCACAAATTAGAAACTTTGGTATTTTTAAGTAACCCTTTTTTAGATTGCTGTACTGGAAATACTCTTCGGTTATTTGAATTTCGGTACTTGGACGTGACCGGTCATCTGTTTTTTTGCAGACAATCTTAATAAAGCCAATATCTTGAAAAGTATTAAGCAGTTCGTCAATACTCTTTACTTTTATTGCGAAGCTTAGAAGATGATGTTTTAAATTAATAGCTTTACTTCCAAAGCTTAGAATAATTAGCAGTAATCTAAATTCATCCGGTTTTGTAAATTTATTAAAAATATTGTTATCAAAAAATGTTTTACTAATGTTTATTTCGTTCATGATTTAAATTTTAAGTTTTAAACCAAACACTTAAACTTTAACAAAATTTGATTTTGTTTTAAGTAGCATTTATTTTAATTCAAAATTTAAATCTCATTTGAATTATCAGATTTTGGTTTAAAAGCATTCTATATACATTTTAATTTCAGCTAATTTTATGAATTAAGTATAAATTTCCTATGCACAATTTCATAAGTTAGACAGAGCTTGACTATTGAACTAATTTTTATTTGTTATGCACAGTAGTAATTAAAAATCTCTATTCAATTGTGCAAAAATATTCAATTTTTAAATACAAAATAATAACAGTGTGAATTAATTCAAATTAAAATCTACAGAAGCTATTTTTTTACTTAAATTAACAATGCACAATTTGAAAATCTAGAGCCAGCTTAAGAATTGGATTGATTGTTGCTTATTATGCATAGTGGCAATTAATAATCTTCATAGAGTTGTGCAAAAATATTCAATTTTCGAAGACTAATTAATATTCAAAATTTCATTTTATTCTGAGGCTGTCTTTTAACCTATTTCAGACTTTACCCGATCGGATAAAGAATCTTATCTGACTGGGTTTGAAGAGTTAACACTCGCCGCATAAATCAAATTGATATTTCGCTTTTGCCTGTTAAAAAGCTAGTTTCTGTTTAATTATTCAATTTTTGCACAATTAGAAAACCAAGATATATCAAGAGTTATCAATATTTCAGCTTTATAATGCACAGTAGTAATTAAAAATCTTTATTAGATTGTGCAAATTAATAAATTTCAACTAAAACTATTGAAAGCCTATTGCAGCGGTCTTTGACTGTTCTTTAGAATCAATTACAATCACTTTAAAACAAAATTAGTGAGCTTATAAACAAAAAATCAAATACTAATAATCAAATAATCAGTTTGAATTATTCTGATATTTCCCTATTCCAGCTAACAATTTTTGCCTACTAATTTATACTTAATACTAGTAATAATTAACTACTAAGTATTAGTAGTTTAATTATTATTACTAGTGTGTATTGTAAATATTATAGTTTTAAACAAAACAAAATCAATTACTTAATAGCTTAGGAGCTATAAGTAATTTTGTTTTGTGAAACGTGAGCTGAGATATGAACTTTGCAATCAAAACTAACAAGAAAGATTTCGATAGGACTTTATCGAAATATCTAGATAAAAATCATAAATTCGCTATCGCTAAAACCTTAAATAATTTAGCTTTTGATATCAGATCCAGCGAAAGAAACAAGCTGAGTGATTATTTTAGTCTTCGTACGAGAAGAATGTTGACTACAATGCAAGTTGTCAAAGCAGATAAAAACAATCTAGTAGCTACTTTAGGCGTTAGAGACAAGATAGCAGCTATGAATATAACAGGTGGAATTAAGTTACCTCAATCAGGGAGCTTAGGAATCCCAACAGCTGAAGGAAGAAAAATTTTAAACCCTAGTAGAGAGACTTTATCCGCTAAAAGACTACAACCAAGGGGCTTGCTGAAATCACCAAGAAAACTAGCTAACGTTAAAAATAAACCTTTTTTGACAAAAACAAGGGGGGGTACTAAGGCTATTGCAGTTAGAAACGGAAATTCTAGAGATTTAATGTTTTTATATTTCTTCAAAAGAAAATCTGTAATACCAGAGCGCTGGAAACTAATCGATAATTCGATCAAAGAAGTTGAAAATAATTTTGATAAATTGATGTCAAAAAATTTAAAGTTTGCATACAGGACAGCAAAGTAATAATAATTTTCATACCCCCGATAAGGAACCGAGAAAGCAGTCTGTTGGCTGTTTTTTCGGATTAGTTAAACTCAGTGGTGGGGGTGTATTAGGTTCTTTCTGCGATTTACAGCTTGGGGGGTTCGCTCAGCCGCAGACTCTCGTAACTGTGTCCTGATTTCGTGTAAACTAAACATTCCCTAAAAGTTTTACGGCTAAATTTTAAGTCTAAATTTAAAGTATGGACAAAGGCGAAATAGAAATATCTCAGCAAGAATACTCCGATATGATCGGCGTGAACTTGATTACGGTGAGATCGAGGATCTCTAAAGGCGGTATTAGTGCGGTTAACGATCAAGTTAGACCGAAGACGATTTACAGAGACCGAGCAGTGGTTGAGTGGTTTTCCAAAGGATGGAACTGTAATTTCAACGATGAAGCTTTAGCTATACTTCACAACAATATTGATGTAAAGCCAGATTCGGCTTCTGAAAGCGTTTTCAATATTTTAGATTCTGGTGACTTCGATGAACTCGTAACAAGACATGGTGTCAAGGGCATTCAAGTAGCCACCTCGGCTTATAGAGCTAAGCTTGCAAAGATAGATCACGATGAAAGGCTTCGAAAATTAATCCCCATAGAAGATCTTCAGCAAACGGTCTTAGATTGCAATTTGAAAGTAAAGCAAGCTTTCTACCAAATTCCTAAAAGAGTCGCTCCTAAGCTAATAGGACAGGATTTGAAAGATGTTGAAAACGAACTAATGAAAGAGATCGAATTTGCTTTGCAGGGTCTTTATGATGGTGGGTTCTAATTGAAATCAGGATTTGTTACTAGAAACTTTATAGTTGGGTTTAAACCAGAGGATAAGAGTATCAGTATCGACCAGTGGGCTGATAAATACCGTTTTTTAAGCTCGGTATCATCTTCTGAACCTGGCAGGTACAGGACTTCAAGAACTCCATACGCTAAGCGAATTATGGAAGAACTAAGCCCATCAAGCTCAGTGAAAAAAATTGTAGTTCAAAAAGGCTCGCAGCTTGGCTTTTCGGAAATTGCATTAAATGCACTTGGCTATTACATAGATATTTCACCTCGTCCGATTTTGTATCTTTTGCCAACAGACAATCTGGTGAAAAGCTTTAATGTGCAACGTGTCGAACCATTTTTAGACTCTACGCCGAGGGTTAGCAATAAAATTTCTAAAAAACATGCTAAAACTGGCGCTAACACAGCTCATCAGAAGACTTTTCCTGGTGGAATTTGGTTTAATTTGTCTGCAAATTCTGCTGCTAATGTCTGCTCGATGCCAATTGGCGTCTTTTTTGGTGATGAAGTTGATAGATATCCTCAGAATGTTGATGGTGAAGGTGATGTAATCCAGCTTGCTGAAGATAGGACTAAGACTTTTGATAACAAAAAAATCTATGTGTTTGGTACTCCAACTAAAAAAAGCACCAGCATAATTGAAAAACAGTTTTTAAAATCTGATCAGAAGTATTTCTATGTTCCTTGCCCTCACTGTGGCAAGAAACAAAAGCTTGAGTTTAATAATCTTAGATGGAATAAAGAAAATCCAGACGAAGTTTTTTATAGTTGCTCTAACTGCGGTGAAGCTATCTCTGAAGATTTTAAAACTCAGATGCTAGAGCAGGGTGAGTGGATTGCTCATAAGCCCGAAGTGACAGATATTAGTGGTTTTCATATTAACGCTTTGTATTCACCACAAGGCTTTTACAGCTGGTCTGATATGGTGAAAAAATGGCTAGCTGCTCAAAAAGATGTAGGCAAATTACAAGCTTTTGTCAATGGTGATTTAGGCGAGACTTGGGAAGAAAGGGGTGATTCTCCAGATTGGGAAAATTTGAAACGAAGATCTGAAGACTATAAAATTGGCTCGATACCCAAAGAAGCATTGCTTTTGTATGCTGGTGTTGATGTTCAAAGAGACCGCTTAGAGTGCCATTTGATGGGCTTTGGGCGCAATAGAGAGAAGTATTCTATTGAGTATCAAGTATTTAAAGGTGATACGTCAAAATATGAAGTATGGGAGCTTTTAAAAAAATACCTTGATACCCCTAAGATCAATCACTGGGGTAATCTTCAAAATATTTGTAAAACAGCAATTGACTCTGGTGACCAGACTCAGTTTATTTATCACTTGATTCGGACCTGGAATGATGACAGTATCATAGCAATCAAAGGCTCTAACAAATCTGTTCAAATGATGCCAATAGGTCAGATGAAAAGCGTTGATTATCGACCCAAAAATCAACGAAGAGTGCGTAATGGTGCTAGCTTTCTTGAAGTCTATGTATCTTATTTAAAGAGAGAGATTTATCAATCTTTAGCTTTAAAAGAACCATTACAGCCTGGTGACCCTTATCCAAATGGTTATATACATTTGCCTAAGTACGATGATTTCTTCTATGAACAGTTAACATCTGAATACTTGATCGATAAAGTTATAGGTGGACGCAGGGTTTACAGGTGGGAGGTTGAAGAAGGCAAACGTAATGAGGTGCTTGATACTACTGGGTATGCAATTGCAGTAAGTTACATGGACGGCATTAATCGACTCACTGATGAAGATTGGGATGAAATTGAGCGTCAGAACTCTATGAAATCTAAGGGTTTACCATCTTCGCACGTCAAGCAGAATGTAAAACAAGAAGAGTACACTAAGCCTGCACAAAACAGCAGTATTTGGGATCATTCAATGGAGTCTATTTGGTAATGAGTATAAATTTAGTAGATCAGTTAGAGAAACTCAAAAGAGCTTACTACAGTGGCTCTTTGAAAGTAAAATTTGATGAAAAAGAAGTTACTTATCGAAGCCTCAACGAGATGAGGGCGATTATTTCAGATTTAGAAAGAGAGATTGAGGGCTCAAATAACCCCAATAGCTCTTACATATCTTTTATAGCAGATAAGGGGCTTTAAATCATGGTCATAACAAGCATTTTAAAATATTTTTCACCCGAAAAAGCCTTGCAGCGCATGCATTATAAAGAGGCTGTCAGGCACTACGAGGCAGCGAGTAGGAAAGGTAAATTTGGACTTTGGAGAGCGGATCGAAACCAAGCTAGCACTAGAGAGCGTGATACTATAGCTGATCGCTCAACCGACTTGACTAAAAATAACCCTTTTATAAAAAAAGGCTTTAAGACTATTACTAACAATGTAATTTCAACTGGAATTACGCTTGAAATAAACACAGAAAAAGAAAAAAACGAAGCTATTTATAAACAGCTTTGGAGCAACTGGGCTCTCAGTACTAAGATAGACACTACTGGAAGACGTAGCTTAAACGGTTTACAGCGCAAAATTGTTTATAACTTAAGCAAAAACGGTGAAGTCTTTATAAGAAAAATCGTAAACCTTAATGCTCCTAAGGATGAAATACCTTGGCAACTGCAACTTTTAGATCCTCGTATGATCGCTTCGACTTCTGAATATGAAGATGGCATCGTAAAAGACGATTACGGCAAGCCTATGAGGTATATTTTCAAAAAAGACTTAACTAAGTTGGCTTATGGTGATAATTTGGTTGAAGTTGATGCAAGCGAAATTATTCACGTTTTCGATGACGAAGATTGCGGACAATCACGCGGTTTAAGCATTGGACATACGATTATCACAATATCTAAAAATCTTGATGATTATATGTACGCTCAACTGGTTAAGCAAAAGATTTCAGCTTGCTTTGCTGGTTTTTTTAGATCAGATGATAATGCCCCAGGAATTCCAAAAAGCCCTGAAGGTTTTAGTGAGCAACGCATTGAACCAGGTGTAATCAAAAAACTAGATTACGGCGAGAGTATGACTTTTAGTGACCCACCGAAGGTGGATGGTTTTAATGGCGTTATTGAATGGATGTTAAGAAGCGTTGCAGCTGGTATGGGGGTGTCTTATGAGTCTCTTACTGGTGACTACTCTAAAGTTAACTATAGCTCTGGGAAGCTCGGCGCTGATGAGGCGCATAAAAACTATAATGCTATTCAAGACTTGATGATTGATATTTTTTGCTCAGCCGTATTTGAGATGTTTAAATCTGGCTGTGAATTAATTGGCAAAAATCCTGATAGAGATAAGCTTGCTGGAACTTGGATTAAGCCGCGTAGAGCTTTCTTGGATCCCAACAAAGAGACCACGGCAATGATCAAGCAAGTAAGAAGTGGTTTTATGAGCTGGTCTGAAGCTGTTAGAGAGCTAGGCAGGGATCCCGAAAGTTTATTGATGCTCGTTGAAAAATACAATAAGCTTATTGACGAGAAAGGGATCAAGTTTGATTCCGACCCTCGGAGAATTACTTTGAACGGCATTTTACAGCTGGCAGACGAAGAAGAGGATGAAGATGAAGATTAAAAACGCAGGTTTAACAAGAGATTTATCTGTACTGGCTCAATCTCTAGACGAGGAAAAAAGAACGGTAGATATACAGTTTGTTTCCGACGCAGAAGTGGAAAGAAGAGATTTTTGGGGTGATAAATACTTTGAAGTGCTTACGCCCGAAACTATGCGCACTGAGAGAATAACTCAAGCAGGTTCATTGTTGTGGAACCACTTAAAAGACGAGCGAATAGGTAAAGTTTTATCAGTTAATCGCGATATAGCCACTGTTCAACTAAGCAGAAACGCACAAGCCGAAGAAATTTTTCAAGATATTAAAGATGGGATTGCTCCTGCCATTTCAGTCGGGTATAGAGTTCACGACTTTGTCGTTGATCCTGTAGTCGAGGGTGATGGAACTGTAACTATAAGAGCGACCGATTGGGAACCTTATGAAATTAGCTTTGTAAGCATAGCTGCTGATATTAGCTGCGGAGTTAGAAGCCAGCAAAATGATGAAAGTTTATTTATAGAAATTAAAACTGATAATGAAAATCAGAAAAGGAATGATGAGATGCCAAATGAAAAGCAAAATATTGATACTACTAATAAAGATCATGAGAGATCTATTGACGAAGCTAGAAAAGAGTCTAGCAAAACAGCAAGTGAACAAACACGAAACTTGATGATTGATGTTATCAAGTTGTGTGATAAGCACAATGTTGATAGTGATACTAAGACTAGATATCTTGAAGATGGATTAAGTCTTGCTGATGTACAGCGTGACATTCTAGAGGGCCTTCATGAAAGGCAAGAAAAAACTAAAGTTAAGTCAAGTGCTGGTCACATTGTAAGAGATCAAAGAGATACAGATATTGAAGGTATTGAAAATGCTTTGCTTTCTCGCTGTTCTAGTACCAAAACCAAGCTAGATGATAACGGTAAAAGATTTAGATCTGATAGCTTGTTTGATATCTGCAAGCGTTTTGCGAGTTCGGCAAATATAGTTACCGAAGGTGAAAGTAAAGACAGTATTATCACACGCGTGATGTCTACTGGTGACTTTACTAAGGTTTTAAGCAGTGTTACCAATAAAATTATACTTAACGAATACGGTAGCGAGGAGTTAAATTTCACTAAATTTGCCGTCAGGAATGATTTAACCGACTATAAACAATCAGACATTATTGATATTAGCTCTTCAATTAAAATGAGCCTAGTTAATGAAGCTGGCGAGTACAAAGACCAAAATATTCAAGCCTCAGGTGAAACTTGGAGGCTTCGTAAATACGGTGCTGTCGTAGGTATGACTCGTGAAATGATCATAAATGATGATATCGGCTTGTATGACAGGACTATATCTGGAATCGGTAAATCAATTCGCAGAAATATGCTGGATGTATTCTGGGAAATGTTTTTAGCCAATCCCAAAATGTCGGATAGCGTAGATTTTTTCCATGCGGGTCATAAAAATTTAATTACAAAAGCGTTTGGCGATGACGGTCTATCGGATCTTGATGAAAAAATTGGATTACAAAAGAGCAAAGGTAAGGCTGGAGAACCACTAAATCTCAACATGTCATATTTGATTGTCCCTAGAAATCTGAAACGTTTAGCTAAGAAATTCATGGTTAGTGAATTTGTGCCAGGTACAACTACTGAAGCTAATATACACCAAGGTGCGTACGAGGTTATCAGTGAAGCTCGCTTGCAGCAAGGAGTTGGCAAGCAATCAGGCAGTACAACTGCTTACTATGGTATTGCTGATCCAGCGCAAATAGAAGGTTTCTTCTATGGGTTCTTGAATGGTCAAGAGACTCCAGATGTAATTGAGATGCCAGAAGGTAATGTTGATGCTACTAGATTTAAGATTCGTCATGACTTTGCTGTTAAAGCGGCTAATTACAATGCGGCAGTTAAATCCACTGGTACAACAGCTTAGGGTGACAGTAAACTTTTTATTCAATAGATATAAATAATAATTAATTTAAAAGGATATAAATTAAAATGCAAAATTCAATTCAACCAGGTGAAACACTGGATTTCATCGCGCCTAACATCGCTGGAACAGGGAAAATAGCTAGCGGTCAGCCACATTTAGATAATGATGTTTTTTACGTGGCTGCCACGGAAGCCGCTGAAGGTGAATCAGTAGCTGGCGTTACGGTCGGTGTATTTGAGCTTACCAAGAAATCAGCTGACAATATTTCAACCATGACCAAAGTCTACTGGGATAGTACAAATAGAGAAATTACCACTACTGCTAGTGGCAACAAGCCAGTTGGTCATAGCACCGAAGAGGCGGGCTCTAGCTCCACTACCGTAAAAGTTAAATTGGTGCCTACTCTCTAATGTCATTGTCTAACTACGCTGAAAATGAGGTCCTGAAATATTTGCTAGGAAAGGGGCAGCCGCCAGTTATAACTGGTGCTTTCGTTGCACTTTTTGATGGCGACCCAACAGATGCTGGCGACCAGGGCACTGAAGTTACTCTATCTGTTAGACCCACTGGCAGGATTGATATTTCGACTAATATTTCCGTGTCCAACGGTCAGGCTAGCAATGATTCAGATATTGACTTTGGCGTAGTAGCTAATAACACTAATGTAACTCACTTTGCTTTTTTTGATGGCGCTACTGGTGGTAATATGATTGCTTCAGGTGCTTTAGATGAGGCATATGCACTTGAAACCAATCAGGGCTTTATCTTTAGAGCCAATTCGGTAAATCTGACTTTAGATTAATGTTTGATGATTTGATAAATACTGCGTTTGATACTATAGCTGGCTTGTTCTCCGAGCCAGCTATAGTGTTTTCTGTAAAAAAACAGCAAAACATAGATATAGTGGGACTTTTTGAAGATAAAGAATACCTTTACGAAGATGGTATGTCAATAGTACCGTCCAGGCAGTTAACCTTTGAAACTGAAATTGAATACAAAAAAGATATATGTGAGCAAGATAAATTAACTTATAAAAATAAAACATATTTAATTACTCATATAGAAGAGAGAAAAACACTTAAGCTGAGGCTGCAAGATGCACATAGTCGTTGAGTTAATTAATAAACTAAGAGATCTTCTAGTCAAAGAACTTAAAACTAAGGTCTATGTAAATAAAAAAATAAGCTCTTCTGAATCTAAAGGAGCTTATTTGTATGTTGATAACGATAGATCTAATTCAATTGATGATGCAGAAATTGTTTCAAGTATTGATTTGAAAATTGTTTTCTTTGAATCCACTACAAATGATGATGGTTCAAAGATTTTTGAAAAGCTTACAGAGTTAAGCTATTTTGCTAGATATCTAGTTTTACAAAACCGAAACAGTCTTTTCAAAAAGGATAAAGACTCTTTGTTTAAGCTAGATAATATTGCAATCAAGACTCAGTATGATTCTGAATCTAGCAAAATGTTAGCTTTGTCAGAATTAACTTTAAGTCTAACTTATACAGATGATTACACGCTTGAATTAGGCTCAGAGATTAGAACTATACACTTTGATTTCGATATAAACAACGATAAATCGACTATTGAAAAATCACAAACAGTCAAAGTTTAGATTGTATTTTTTATAAGTAGCATAGTTAATATGCAAACGAAGTTCATTAAGCCTTCAGCTGAAAATTTATTAGTCCTAATACCCGATGAAAACGGTAACTTGCCAAGACCTTTAGATAAGGATGGTGAGTTAGTGCGTTGGTCAAATTACTGGCGAAGAAGACTTAAGGATGGTGACATCGTCATAGTTAGCGATAATCAGGAGAATGATTAAGAATGTTTACAGAGATATCAGATAATATACGTGTACCTTATGTCGCTGCCGAGTATAGAGCTGCAAGCACTACTCAAGAGCAGCCTTTTGAGGTTTTATTTATTGGTCAAAATCTTTCAAGCGGCTCAGCTGCCGATGGGAGCGTTGAGCTAGTTCAATCTCGCGAGAAGGCAATCGAGCTCTATGGTAGAGGGTCAGATCTTGCTTTAATGTTTGAAGGTTGGTTCAATCAAAATAGTTTTATCCCAGCTTATGGTTTAAATATTAATGATCTAAGCTCGGGAGTTGCTGCTACAGGCAATATTAATTTTTCGGGTACTGCTTCAGCATCTGGCGAGGTTAATTTATATATTGATGACAGGTTAATCAAGCTTGGTGTTTCTAAAGATGCAACAGCTGCATCAATCGCGAATGATATAAATAACCTAATCAACTCAAATTTAGACTTGCAGCTATCTTCGGCTGTTGATGGTACAGATAATGAGCAATTAAATTTAACTGCTAAGCATAAAGGTACGCTAGGTAATGAAATTGCACTAAGTTTGAATTATTATTCGACTGAACAGACAGTAACTGGATTATCTATAACTCTAACTCAGATGACTGGTGGCGCAGGTGCTGTTGATTTAGACAGTTACTTAGTTAATATTCCTGCAAAGCAATATAACTTGATTGGATTTAGTATGTCCGACACTCGAAATCTGAATAAATTAATCCCCGAACTAGATGAAAGACAGAAGGCTTTAAAAGCTATTCAAAGCTATGCTGTGTCTATAGTTTCTGGCTCACTTGCTCAAGTTCAGACTGCTGGAAACGCAGTAAATAGTGCTTTTCTAGGTTTATTTGCAAGTAATTCTATACCTTCAGCGAAGCCTAAGTTAATCGGTAGCTTAGTTTCTCAAATTGCTCACTCCGCTGTTACTGACCCTGGAATACCATTTACTGGTCTAATTTTGAATAAAATTCTAGCCCCTAAGCCCGTCAACCAGTATGAATTTTCAGAAAGAAATACTCTGCTTTATAGTGGCGTTTCAACCCTTAGGTATAACTCAAGTAGAGTTGAGATAGAAAAGGCTATTACGACTTATAAAAAAGATTCTACTGGTGATATCGATACTAGATGGCTTTATGCAAACATACCCTTAACTTTGGATAAGGTTAGGTTTAGATTTGTAACTAGGCTTAAGCAAAAATATGAAAGGTACAAACTGGCTCAAGATGGAAGCCCATATAAACCTAATAGCAGGGTAGTTACACCTAGTCGAATCAAAGCTGAAGTTGTTTCAATTTTTAGATCGCTTGAAGCCGATGGACTTGTGCAAGATTATGAAAATTTTGTATCTGGTTTAGTTGTTGAAATAGATCAATCTGATAGCCAGAGATTAAATTTATTCTTGCCTATTAGTCTGATTAAACAGCTGGACAGAATAGCTATTAGTATTGAATTTAACTAAATAATAAAAGGATTATATTTATGAGTGTTGGCGGAATTATAGAATTAGCTACTAGCGTAAAGCTTAGAGCAAAGGGTAGCTTTAGTTATGGTCTTGGACTTGATGAAAGGCAAGCTGTAGTCGATCACGATGGAGTGGCGGGATTTACACGAAATAAATCAATAGGCTACATAGAGGGTGTAATAACTGATACGGTGGATTTGTCGATCAAAGAGCTGCATGAATACACTGGAACAGTTACTCTGGGCTTAGATAACGGTAAAATCATCACACTTCGCGACGCTTTTTTTATTGGAACTGGCGAAGGCTCGACAGAGCAGGGTGAAGTAAATGTCAGGTTCGAAGGTAATGCGGAGGAGATTAGATAATGTTACATTCACATAAATTAATGTCACCGATAGTTTTAAAAAATGAGACTATTGAAAAAATAGATCTGGTAAATAAGCCAGCTGTCAAGGCTATCAGTAATTTGCCTTTTGATCTTAAGAGTTGGACTATACAACATTGGAGTATAGTCATAGCAGAGATGTCAGGTTTATCGCTTGCAGTTACAAATCAAATAACTTACGGCGACATGATGATGATCGCTTCGGTGGCTGCTGATTTTTTGTTCTCACCAGAAGATCAGAGCTCATAAAATTGTATGCAATTTTTTGCGGTAAGCCACTATATTTAGCGCCTTCTGAGGTTGATAAATTTAATCAAGATGACATAGATTTTTATTTAAAAGTAGTCCAAGAAAGAAAAAGGTACGATAATGAATGACTAAGAAGTTTGAATTTAATCTTGAGTTGAGTGCGCATGATAATGTTTCAGCCGTAATTACTCACATAAACAATAAAATTAACAAAGTAGCTGAAAATACTGGTTTAAATGCTATTAAAAATAGATTTAACGATGTTACCAAGTCTGTCAAAAAACTTGGCAAAGTAACATCTGACATCGGTAAAAAACTTGCAATTGGAGCTGCAGCTAGTGCAGGCTCTTTATTTTTACTTTCTAAAAGTGCTGCTGATTATGGCGATAATATAGCTAAGCTCGCTGATAGAACAGGACTAAGCGTTAAGTCACTCCAAGAGATGCAATTTGCTTTTGGTAGATCAGGCTTTTCAGCTGAAGAAGGTTCAAAATCACTTGAGAAATTTAATAAAAACCTCGGTGATCTAAAAAACGATACTGGTGCTTTAAATACATTTCTTAAAAAATTTAGCCCAGCTCTATCTGGTCAACTTAAAGCCGCTAGCTCAACTGAAGATGCTTTAAATACTATATTTACTGCTTACTCTAACATAAGTGATTCTGCAACAAGAGCCGCGCTAGGTAATGCTGCATTCGGCAGATCGGGTATCAAGATGACCAATCTATTATCTGGGGGTATAGTAGGCTTGGATGAGCTCAGGTCAAAATTTCAAGAGCTTGGTGGTGGCATATCAGATAAGCAAGCTAGGAATTCTGAAGCTTACTTAGATAGCCTGGAAGACCTTTCAGTTGCTTTTGGCGGCATCAAAAATCGAATTGGCGCTAACTTTTTACCACAACTCGGAAGCTATGTTGAGATATTTACTTCAAGAGTGGTCGAGCTAGATAAGAGTGGAGCTATACAAAATATTTCAAATAAGATGATTAACTTATTACCAACTGCTGATCAATTGATTAGTTTCATCAACACAGGTGTTAGTGTCATGGGCAGCATATCTGGCGCAGCGCAGCCAGTGATTCAGACATTTACTAAGCTAGATGGAATACTTGACGCAACTTTTGGCAGTTCAACCAATGCTGCTTTGGCGACTGTAGGCGCAACGATCGGTGCAACTATAATTCCAGCTGTATCAGCACTAATAACATCATTGACGAATTTGTCAGCGACCTTCGCTATAACTCCAATAGGTCTATGGAGTGCAGGAATAGCAGCCGTGGCAGCTGGTGCGATCTTGGTTTATCGAAACTGGGACAACATAGCCAGTTTTTTTAGAAGTAAACTTGAGCCTATAATTGAGCTTTTTAGGCGCATAAAAGCTACTTATGATAACACTATAGGCAATATGTTTGATTCAGATAAACAAGCTAGTATGACTTTGAGCAATTCGATTAATCAAACTACTAGTCTAGATTCAGATCTATCGTCAATCCTGAAGGGTTTATCTCAGAACTCTAAATCAAGCATCGATGTTAGTTTCTCTAATATGCCAAGCAACGCTTCTGTTACAACGAAATCAAATAATTCAAATATGAATCTAGATTTGGGCTACGCTTTGGGAGGGATGTAAGATCACGACTCGAAGATCAAGCTTTAAAAATTTTGAATTTATCCTAGAGAGCTATGAGGATAACGTTGAAGATAGAATTAGTGAGATTAATTATCCTTACTCAAGTAAGTACGATATTAATAGTTTTGGGAAAAAAGCTTCTAGAATATCAATCTCTGCTTTTGTACTAACTGATAATATCCCAAAGACGGTTCGAGATATCAGAAGAATATTTAGCGGTACGCCAGGAGACTTAACCAATCCCAGAAATGGGGAAATTATCAGGTGTTTACCTTACGTTAGGAGCATTAAGCAGGGGCGCAATGAAGTAAATAAAGTTAATTTTTCAGTAAGCTTTATTGAAGTTTTTCAAGAGACTAACAACCAATCCAGATCTATTGATTTAGGATCTAGCGCTAGAAGAGTTACGCAAAATACTAGAACTAACTTCACTCGCCGCTTTACTGCAGATAGGGTGCCAGATTACGTTAGAGCTAGCGCGGCTAATATACTTAGATCATTTGGCTCGAATATACTAACGAGGATATCTAGCGCTAATTTTGGTTTATCTAGCGAGCAAGATTTTGAGCTTAGATCTAATTCAATCAGACTTAAGAATTCAAATGAGCGCTCAGTCTCTATTGTTGAAACTTTATCTGACCTACTCAACAGTACGGGGATTGCACTAAATCCTATTCAAAGTATGGATTTTTTCTCTGCTATATCTTCAAATTTACCATTTCAAAATTTCAGTGAAGTTACTGAAGTAAATCGCATAGCGAATGTTAATCAAAGGGTTTTAACTGATTACATAAAATCTATTGCTTTAGAAAATCAAGCAGTGGCTTTTGCAAAGACTGATTTTAAAACTAGGCAGCAACTGGATGAAAATAAAGATAGGTTAGTTGAAAACTTGAATGGATTTGTTGAAAATTTAAGCTCAGAGTTAGTGTATGATGCTATTAATCTAAGATCAGATATCATAAATTTTGCTTCAGCTCAAGATTTAGCTAATTTAATTTCTCTAAATTTAGAAAACCCCATAGACAGCATTAATTTAGCGTATCAGCTTTATGATGACCCTGCAAAGCAAGATTTTTTAGACCAGAATTTTTTAGATAATCCTGGCTTTATTAAAGACTCGGTGAACGTAATTGTATGAATATGCAGCTGGCTATTGATAATAGGCAAGTTACAGAGTTTACAAATTTAACTTTAACTAGATCTCTATATTCGCTTTGTGGTCAGTTTGATTTCTTGATTGAATCACCCAAGTACGAAAACTTGATATCTTATGGTAAAAAAGTTCAAGTTTATGTAAAAGACACTTTGATGATGACTGGTGTGGTTGAGGTTATTAGGCCATCTGAAGATTCTGATAGCTACAGCCTGCAAGTTGGAGGTAGAGATTTAACTAGAAATATTGTAAAGTCATCAGCTGTAACTAAAAATCAAGAGTTGCTGAACACAAGCTTTAAATCTTTAGTTACTAAGCTAGTCAAGGATAAAGTGATCTTTAATACTAGTCGAGATAAGACTTACAAGAAAATATCTTTGAATAACCAGTCTGTTTTCACTATTCTTAGAACATACGCTGAAAAGCTTGGATTGCTTATGACAACTAATCCAGACGGAGTGATTTTAATAGAAGATCTTGGTACCAACTCAGTCAAGCGAAAGCTAGTGTATGGTCAAGACTTCTATCGCTACAACTTAGATATTAATCTAAGTGAGAGGTACTCTAAATACATCGTAAAAGGCAAAAACTCTAAGACTCACACGCAGGTTTTCGGCGAGGCTCTCGATTCGGTACCAAATGACGGCAGCGTACTAGTAATAAATAAAACGAATATTTCAGCTGAAGATGCTCAAAATACAGCCCGCTTTCAAGCTGCTTTAAGAGCTAGCCAGTCTTTTTCTGCTTCAATAACTATTAATGGCTTTAAAGATGTTTTTCAACTGAACGACACTGTTTACTTAGATATACCTCAGCGTGGTGTGCGCTCAGAGATGCTTGTAAATGATTTTACTTACGATTTTGCATCCAATAGCCTGAACCTAGGTTTTGTGCTACCAGATGTCTATAAATTAATCCCGGAAATAACCAGCGGCGGAATAGAGATATGATACCAGAAATATTTAGAAAAATTTATAACTTGGTTAACCTCGGCAAGGTATCTAGAACTAAACTTGGGTTTTTGCAACTGAAAGGTAGTGAGGGTGAGTTAAAAGAAGATATAAGAATATACCAGCAGTTTGGCTTCGTATCTTTTTTACCACGCGGTAGTGAAGTTGTTTATTTGTCAATCGATGGTGATCACAGTGAGTCACTTGCGATAGCTTCAGATCTAGAGCAGGCGAGAAAAAGCATTGAGCTCGAAGCTGGCGAAACTGCTATTTATGCAGCTGCTAGTGATACTTACATACGCCTAAAAAAAGATGGTGAGATAGTAATATCAGCTGGCAGTAAGCTTAAGATAAGTGGCAATGTCGAAATTGATGGTAAGCTCGATGTGACTGGTAATATCAAAGATAATTCTAGTTCCCAAAGTTCAACGCTCAAAAACTTGCGTGATACTTATAATACGCACTCGCACCCAGAAAACGGCGCGCCGCCAGATCAGCCAGTGTAATAAGTTTCTATGGATGTAAATTTAGCTCTAGTCAATGGATATGAATTTGATATTAATATCGCAGATGATGATATTGAGCTTGGCTCTGAGCTTTTAAGCGCTGTTTTAGTAAGTTTGCTCTCTGATTCTCGTAATGAAAATGCTTCCAATTTAGATTTAAATAAGGGTGGTTTTTGGGGTGAGGTTAATGGCAGACTAGGTTCAGAAAATTGGCTTCTGTTCAGAGAAAAAGTATCAGATCAAACTATTCAAAGAGCCGAAACAATCAATAGAAAAGCTCTTGAGTGGCTTTTAACTAGGAATATTGCAGAGAACGTGAATGTATCAGCGGCTAAAGAATCTGAAAGATCTATTGCCCTAAAAGTTGAAATAGTTCGCGGTAATGCGACAGCTAGAGATGATTTATGGCGCGAGCTCGCTAAAGAAGTTTATATTTTTGATACTGAAAATATAAGCCTGGAATTGCTTTTTACAACTGGAGTTAGATCATGAATTTAAAAAGACCAAGTTTATCGGAGTTATACGAAAGCGTTAAAACAAATTTTGTTCAAGAGATGCGATTAAAGCAGATCCTTGAAAAGGGATTTATTTTTGTGACCTCTAAAGTGCTTGCAGGGCTACAGAATATCTCACATGGTTTTTTAGAGTTTATTTATAGACAGACTTTTCCTAATACGTCTACAGGGGAGCGCCTTGAGGCTTGGGCGACTCTGGTTAGAACATCTAGAAGACCAGCTACTATAGCAATAGGTGAAATTAAATTCACGGGCGAAGATGGTGTAACTATTCCAGCTGGCACAATAACGAGGTCTCAAATTACTGGCAACCAATATATAACTAAAGAAGAAGTGATTATATCTTCAGGCGAGGCGTTGGTTGATGTTGAGAGCGTTTTTCCTGGCTCAAAGTATAATTTAGAGCTTGGCAGCCAAATTTCTATTTTTGAAGCCATAGAGGGGCTTGATAGCGAAATTACAGTTACTAAAGCTATTACTGGTGGCGTAGATCAAGAAGATGATAGCCAGCTTCAGCAAAGAGTGGATTACAATTTTAAAAACCCGCCAATTTTTGGGAAGCGAGCTTATTATAATCACAGGGCGACTCAAATTCCAGGTGTTAAAACAGTTTATACGGACAATAATAAACCAACTCCAGGATCGGTTACTATCTATCCACTTGGCTACGATGTTCAAAATCCTTTACTCGCTGATACTCAGTTTGATGGACTTGATCAACATCTGCATGAGGAGGAGTGGGAACCACTCGGCGTGAAAATTGTTCTAGCTCAGCCTACAATTATTCCTGTTAGTTTTGAAATCTCTTTAGAGCCGAATGATCCCGTAACTAGATTTAGTGTTGAGCAAGCCTTGAAAGATTTTATGTCTCGCGATGCTAAGCCTGGAGCGACTTTATATATTTCTAAAATTAGAGAAACTATTTCAAATGCAGCTGGCGAGTTTAATCACGAGCTTTTGCAGCCGACGGTAAATATTACTTCTCTTAGAAATCAGATTCACACATTCAATGGAGTTACTTGGTCGTGAGCATTGAAAAGTATTTAGATCTAGCTAAGTCACTTTTACCCAAGGGGCAAATTTGGAATAAAGCTCCAGGCACAAATTTAGAAAAATTCTTAAAAGCTGTAGTTAAGCCGTTTGCGGAAATTGAAGATCACGCAAAACCTTTTTTAGATCTACACCCTCTTACTACCACTTTTATAAATGAGTGGAAAAAACTTAGTTTAGGTAAGGATGATTGTATTCATCTGCTAGATCAAACTCAGCAGCGCAAAGAAATATTTCGCAAATGGCTTTATAGAGATGGAATTACGGTTAAAGATCTTAAAGATATAGCTCGTGATCTAGGGTATTTTATAAAGCTTGCTAAGCCAACTGCTTCTCAATTTGGGGTTTATCAATTTGGTATGCCCCTACAAACTGGCGGGAATGGACATTTATTAATTAGGGCACCAAAAAACAGAACAAGCAGACCAAGATTTGGGGTGGTGAGGTTTGGCGATAGACTAGGAACCTCATCTGATAAAGTTTTAGCTTGCGTTCTAAGGAAGTATATTCCAGATCACCTGAATGTTAGTTTCGTATTTGATATAGAGCTCCCCGACCCGATGATAAAGCTTAAAGCCCAATCTGAGTTAACTGTTAAAGCTTCATTGATCTACTCACCTGTAGGAGTTATTAATATAACTTCCGAGCTTAGAGATAAGCTTATTAGATACGCTCAGGTAACTATTAATTCAGTGTCTTCTGCAGGTGTAACAGAAGCTGAAATAACACCAAAATTTAGTGCTGCTAATTTAAATAATTTGATTGGCTGGTTTGATTTTAGTAATCAGTTTGCCTTTAGTAGTGATGGCTTAACTAACTTAGCAAGACCAGATGAACCAGACTTTAATAAAGTTGATTACGGTGATACTTCTTATCCCACTTGGGGAGTTATAACCTTGAATCAAAAAAGACTTGCTGCTACAAACGGTTTGAATCAGACTTATTTTGCCGAGTTTCAAAATTTAAATAACGAGATTCATTTAAGTATGCTTGCTAAATTTAATTCTTCAGTAGCGGACATAATGTCAAATGATTATTTTAGTCTTCGTAAAAACGGCAATAAAATATTTTTAGATGTTTACGATTATGCTTATTCTGGTCAAAGCTTTCCAGGTATTCCTTATGATAATCTGATTGATTTTAAAGGCGAGCTCTACGGCTCCTCTGGAAGGTCTGTGTTCAAGCGAAATAAAATAAATGGCACTTTTAACACTGTAGGTACCTTTAATAGTATCTACGGCGACAACTTTAAGTGCAGCTTTATACTTGACAATGAACTGCACTTCGTCACAGATGACGGAAATGCGTTTAGGGTTTTAACTAATGATGTTAGTTATCGCCAAACGCTATTTGCTCAAACCAATGCGGTTGTTGAAGTACCTGATGGCATTTGGGGTGTCACTGATAATGTCTTATATAAATACGATAAACAGTTAAATTTTGTTTCTCAAATGAATATTAACACTGAATTCAATACAAAAGTCACTGGTAAAGAGCTATATAAGCACGAGGAGCTACTTCTAATTGTTGGTGGTACTAGTGTTGGAATTTATGATTTAACCAATGGTAGCAAATCGGTTCACTTCGATTCAAATACATATAATCTAACAAGTTTTTATAAGTTTAAAGACCTATTTTATTTCAAGCGCATACATGCACCAAGTGAGCGCCAAGTAATAGGTTTGAGAAGATTTATTAATTCTTTAAATTATAGAGAGAGTTGGACTGTATTTAATGGAGCCATGGACAGTATAACCAGGTATGGTAACGTGCTTTTTAGAAATTTCAATAATTCTGTTTATGCTAGCTCTGTTCGCAATGTAATAAACAATAACCATGGGCTCTCTAATTCTAAAACTATAGAAGTGGGCGGTGAGCTGCTTGTTTATAATTCTTCGATCTCTAAAAGAGTGTGCAAGTCTTACCAGCTTGATTTAAACATGGATCCCGAGATTTTCACTTTAATTACTGTTATCTTAAAGCAAAATACAGCTAAGCTTAGGGTCGACTTTAATGAAGTTGATGTGATGCATAACATGGACTTTGACTTTACTGTTGATACGGACGAGGACGATTAATTAATGAGCGATTCACAAAATAGATTTACTCTACTTAATGGTGATACAGGTCAAGCGAAAGCTGATATAGCTGAGGTTATTATAACTGGTGATGGTGATCAAGATATCGCCAAGACCGAGGCTTACTTGATATGGAAGTGGTTTGGTAATGGTGATAGACTACCTGACGGGCATCCGTATAAAACAGAAAGACCAAGCTAAAGTTTTATCGATAAATATAGATAGATAATTTAAATATGACAGCAAGACCAACAGGTAATGATACAGTTGATGGAAAATGGGTAAATGCAGTACCCGGTGAAAGAGATGGCTCTGTAATTGACGCAGCTTTTCTCAATGCAATAAACGAAGGTTTATGTAGATTAATTGAAGCTGGCAATCAGACGCTGGGCACCAGTAACTATAACTCAATTAAAAATGCCGTTTCTCAAATTGCTCAAAACATTGCTACTACAACTGTTAATAATTCTGGCGGCGGAGGAGGCGGTGGTAGTACACCAACTGGTGCTGGTGAACTTGTCGCCAGGCAAACTGCTAAGTCTTCTAACAACGCAAACACCACCAGCACTAATGATACCGCCATATCTCAACTTAAATTAAGTTATACACCTCAAGATAAAGCCAATCTCAGAATTGCACAATTTTTTGTTGATTTTGAAATAACTAATAATTCAGCTTCAGCTGCGGCAGGTGAGATAACTTTGCAAAAATCCCTTAATAACTCTAACTGGACTGACATAAAGCGCTTCAGCAAAAAGTTAGAAGGCGCTGCTGGTGGCTCTGGCTTAGTTAAAAGCTCTAAATCTAGTTTGAGTTCTGACTCTTCAACAAAAAGCACCGCGTTTACAGATTCTGGACTTTCAATTAATTACACTTCTGCTTCAGGCGCAAATAAGCGCAATGTGAAAGTATTTATAAATTCTGAACTGAAAGATAACAAGGGTTCAATAGTTAACGGTGAATTTGCACTTCAGTATAACGCTGGTGGCAGCTGGCAAGATTTGCAGTTTTTTTCAAATAAACAAAAAGGTGGCTTTCAAAATTCATCTCTTCAAGAGATTCCGATCTACTTTGAATATAGTCATACCGCTAATGATTCTACGCCTCAGTATAGAGTTGTTCACAAAACTGGTGATAATGATGACCAATCAACTATCAGAGGTGGTAGCTTTATAGAAGTAGAAGAATACGGCGCTTCGGCTTCAAAAGCTGTTCTTGCTGATTGCTTTAGCTGGAGTGAAGAAGATGATCAAGATGTTCCAGGCTCGGAATCGCAAGCTCATTATAGAATTATGTATAAAGCCAGCTCTGGTTCAAATATTCAGATTAAAGCTGGCTCTAAGATTACTGTTCATGAGTATAATTAAGGTTTGTAAACTTCATCGTGAATGAATTCATGCATCAAAATTTCAATGGGTAGTGACCCTGGTGTGCACCTTGTGACTATGACGTTAACCTTGCGCTTGGTAGGTGACATGATTAATACACCAGTAGTTAACCCTAGTATATAAACAGAGATTAACACCAGTAGCAATCTATCAACTTTCACTTTTCAGCTCCTGCTTTAAAAATTCAAGCTCTTTAGCTATCTTGGATTTTCGGTTTTCATAAGCTCTAATTAAGCTTGCCGCGTTGCACTCTTCACAATCGCCACAAGCTAACTTAGATCTTACGTTAGCTATATTGTCATCTTCTTTTTTGATATCGGCTTCTAAAATCGCTTGAAAAGTAGGCTCTTGTGCTGGTTTATAGCCATTAGCTGAGACATTGGTGTATTCAGTTAATATATTATGCAAAGCTTTTTGTTTTTCAGATATGTATTCCTTTATTTTTAATTCATAGATTCCTGAAATAAATTTTTCCATGAAATCGTTATCAAAAAAAACTTGAAAGTCTCTGTTGCTTTCGACATTTATATCGTCACTATCTATATAGCCAGGCTCAAATTCTATTAAATATCCATCTTCATTCAATTCGTACACGTCGAAGCGTTGGTATTTGATAGAATAGATTAGCTTAATTTGACAAAATAAATCATCCTCGTGCACAAGCTCAACACACGGGAAAACAAGAGTTGAGCCCGTGCAACTACCCCAAGCCATATTACTTTCGTCGCATATGTGGTATGCGTCCATTTCTTCGTCAACTGAGATTTTTTCTGCTTCCCTTAAAAACCAATTTAAATCTTTTAAAGTAAATCTTACTTCAATAAATTTATCTTCAGTATTTTGTTTGTCTATTATTTTTATTTGCTTTTCCATTACTTGTCTTTCTCCTCACTTGGCAATAGGTGTTCTTTAGGCGGCGGATGTATCCTAGGGTGCAGAGTACCTATGTACAAACAGTCCTCGTTTTCTTTTCGTAGGTGATCAGCCAGTTTCCAAAGCAAAGGCAATACTACAAGGTATATAAATAAAGCAATCATCATCATGTCACCTCCTGGTAAATTTTATAAATCTTAGAATTAGCTATAGCTGCTTTAGTTTCTATGTCACCAAACAGCATATAAGCGTTTTCGTGCTGAACTATTTCGAGCTTCAAGTTGTATTTTTTTAATATTGCTCTGGCTCTTTGCACCTGATTCAAGATGTTCTTTTTGTCATAAATCGGATCTTTATACTCTTCACCGTAAATGAACTTGAAAATACCCCTGCGATCAATGAATCGATTATTTCTATTCAGCAAAAAGAAGATTACTTTATATGGATAAGTTATTGTTGATACGTTTAAAAATCTATCTAATTTATTCATACGAGCCTACTTTTAAGCTGAGCTTTAATATCAGCTGCATCATCTTTAATTTCTCGCTGCTCTCTAGCGGCATCAGGATCAACTTTCTCGAGAGGAAAATACTTGTGTCTAAACTCGTTGTATTTATCGCTGTACACTTCAGCTAAAGCTTCAACGATATCATCGATTTCCATCGTCGGGTCGTCATTTAGATAATTAAGCGGCGGCAAGTTTCTGTTTTTTCTAACTTCTGCACCTTTGCCAGATTGATAATATTTCTGGTTGCCAATGTCTTCGATTAACCTAAATTTTTTGGCTATTAATTTAGGTTTTTCGGATTGCAATCTTTCGGGATTATCTTCGTGTATATTGTCACATTTACCTTTCATGCAGCAGTGAAGCGAATACAACTTTACTGAGTTTGACGAAGCTGCAACCCACTCGCCGCCAGTTTTTGATTTTGCTGCTTTCCTTGTCACTTCACAGAAATACCTAGCGCCTTCAGCTGTAAAGAATGGTTCATTTTCTATGATTTGAATATTAGATTCTTTTCTGCTTGTGAATTTTTCATAGCCCGTTAACTGAGATACAGGTAAGTTGTCGTATATCAGCCAGCCAAACCACTCATATTTCTTCTGGTGATCTATTATGACTGGGTTTAAGAGAGTTACCATTTCGATAAATAATAAATTTGTGTTCATGTGTTCCTTTTAAATTTAGTAATGCACAATCATTAAAGTTAGGTGCAGTGTGTATATTGGTTAGTTTTTGATAGTTTTTGCACAGTAGTAACTAAAAATCTTTATTAACCTATGCAAGTTTTTACTTTTCTGAAATTCAATTCTTAATCTTGCTTTAACTTAGATAAAGCCTGGCTAACTTTTAAGTTAATCGTTGGCTCAAGTTGACCAGCTAATACTATTTCTAGTCCATTAAGCTGGCTGATAGCTTCATTTAAGTTATCAATCTCATTTTGTATTTTGAGCCTCAGGAACTCGTCAAGCTCTCCTGTAGCTTGTAATATATTTTTAGTTTTTTCTAAGTTAGCTAGCTTTATAGCGAGTATCGTAATACTTTTTTGCCTTAGGCTTTCAAGTTGCTTTACTCTTTGATCCACCAAGCAAGTATACTCATATAACATCATGCCAGCAGTATTGCTCGTCACAGCGTCAATTAGTGTTAGATTATCCATTTGCTTCTTTTATAACTCCTTCGATAATAGTTTTTGCATCACTCGTACTCAATTGGTGATTATCTTTAATCATCCCTTGACTTAAGCGTTGGCAAACTTTAGCAGCCAATACCCTGCTTTCTCTTTTAAATCTTTTGGATACTAGCTTAATTTCCTCTTCGTTTTGATCTGGGTCAGATTGTAATAAATGGGCGAGTCTCTTTATTAGCCGCTTTTGGCGTCCGTTTAACATTTTTGTAAATTCCTTTTATAAGTTTTTTAGTTTGATTAAGTAGCTATTATAGAAATCAAGCGAGATTTCTTTAAGTTTATTTTGTTCATATTTACTCTTTCTCGCTTGCTGAAGCTGACTATTATTAGTCAGCTTTTTGTTTATTAGGTAGGTAATAGAACCAGTACTCGTAAGCATAAATTGTCATCTCACGTCGACTTAACCACTTGCTGGTATGCCTGTATATTTTATCTTTAATCCTACCTAGTGCAATACTCACGCTAGGTGATGATAGGTGTATCCGCGCTGCTATTTCTTTATTTTGAAGACCACAAGCTAAGTGTTTAATAATCGTTATTTCGCGCTCTTTAAACTTCATATGCAACTCTATGGGCGTAAATAACTTCATCCTTCATTCGCCTCCTGCTCCTGTTTTGCGAGCTCTTTTTTAAGTTCAGTGTAGCCCATGCTTATAACGAATTCTGGGAAACATTTAAGCTGCCTTTCTCTTTCTTTACGCTTATGCTCTTCCATCTGAATTGTGCACCAGGCAAAGTAGCGCTGAGCTTCTCTAATTTCAGGTTTACTAGGATCGCAGTTCATGGCGATAATATAGCAGGCTTGGCGGCTTAATTTGTAGTCGATAACTTTATATTTTTCATCATTATTTCTAACTGCATAGTTATTCGTTTCTTCAACTTGCATCTTTGACGGTGTCGTCAAAGATGCGTCAGCGACAGTGTTTGGTTGGCGTAAAAATGAATTCTCGAAAGACTTTTGAACTTTTTTTACTACTAAGTTGAAGTTTCTCCAATGGTTATATCCAAGCAATTGTTGCAACTCTCGTGCGAGCCAATAATTATGTCCATTATCATCTTCTTTTTTAAGTGTTTCGAACGGCGAATCTGTAAATTTTGTTAGTGTATTTGTCATTATAACTCCTTTCTTATCTTTAGAGTTCAAAATATACCAAAATTAATAAAAGTGCTGATATCAGCCACCAGTGTGACTATCAAAATCCAAGCTAAGGGGTTCGACCCCTTAGCTGTTGCATTAATAAGTCACCTTTGCTAAGCTTTAAATTGTTAACCTAAGAGGATAACAATTTTATAGCCACCAAATCTATGTGATTGGTTAAATTTAAGGTGGTTGAGTCAAGTAGCGCTAACTGCTTGGCTCTTTTATTTTATAGAAACAATTAAAAAAACTCTTTCTATGTGATTGGCTCTTTCGAACTGATTTCATCATACACAGAAACTCAACCGTACGCAACATGCCTCATTTCGTAGAAAAGTTGAATGGTGCAGAAAAAAGCTTTGTAGCAAGCTAAAAAATTTTTTAAAAATTTTTCAACGCCGAATCTTATCTGAAAGGTTAAGAAGAAAAGCTATAAATTATAGTTTGAACTGTAATCATTTTGCTGCTCGCGGCGACTTCCCCATTTTTTTGCATCGTCCACAACCTGCTGCTGGTCAAGCGTTTCATACATTGCAGTTGTTCCAATGTTACTATGACCGCATATTTTTTGTACGTGGCGTATTGGTCTATTTTCCCTTAAACAGTTTGTGACAAAGGATCTTCGCATTGCGTGTGCGCTAAAACCTTCAATGTTATATTTTTTTCTAATCCTGGCTAGTTTACACTTTATCGCTCCACCAGTGAGTTTCCCACCATCAATAGTGCAGAAAAACCACTCCTTATCAGGGATTGATGATCTGAGTATTAAATATTTTTGTAAATAATTAAGAAGGTTATCTGTAATTGGTACAATTCTATTTTTACGTCCTTTGCCTTCAATGACTTGAATTTCTCTTTTCATGAGATTAACATCTTTAAATTTCAAATTAGACATTTCTACTCTTCGTAAGCTACTTTCAAATGCTGTCATAATAAGAGCTTTGTTAATCCAAGTGTAAAAGTTGTCCATCTGATTCTCTTCAAGATTGTCTACCAAACCCTGTATATACTTTCGATCGAAGGTAGGTCTTTTTAAAACATGGCTTCGTTTAATTTTATGGTTATCTATAGCTTTTATCTGTTCCTCGGTTGCATACTTTCTATATATTAAATATCTACCAAAACTTATAATTGCACTTTTGATCTGCTTCTTCTTGCTGTAGTTCTTTTCGGTACAGTCTATAAACAAGTTAAAAAAATTATCTGTATCGTAAAGCCTTTCTACAAACTCTTTTATAGCTTGCTTATTATTGTAATTATCTATTTTCATTTCAATATATGGGACTCTGATCTCATTGATATCACTAGCGATATCTGAGTACACGTAATGTTTCAAATAATACAAAAGATAGAAACAATAGGCGTTAAAGGTTTTCTCTTTATATGCTAGATTTTTATAGAGGAATCCTGACAATGCGGCAGCCTTCCATCCCGCTAATAGACT